CAAGTTGCTGAAGTAATCACTGACAAAGTTGATGTTTTAGAATATCAAGATAAGCTTACGGGCGAGTTACATCTGATTAAAGTCTTTGGAGCAGGGCAGAATCTAAGAGGTTTGCGTTATCAAGAAAAAAGACCTGATATAGTTATTCTTGACGATATAGAAAAACTTGAAGAAATTGCCTCAGAAAAGCAGAGGCAAAAATTGAAAGAATGGTTTTTTGCTGATGTTTTGCCTTTAAGCTTAGCAGGAAGATTTTTTATTATCGGGACCATTTTACATGAAGATAGTCTTTTAAATAACTTGCTTAATGAGCCACCTGAGGGATTTGTTGCGTTAAGGTATGGCGTTTTAGATGAAAATGATAATCCAACTTGGCCTGAAAAATACTCTTTAGAAGCAATTCAATCTAAAAAGGAAGAGTACCGCAAGCAAGGCTTGCTTCATCTTTGGTATGCAGAATATATGAATCAGCCTATAGCTCCTGAGACCCAAGTTTTTAAGCGTGAATATTTCAGATATTATAATCCGAAGGATTTGAAGTGGCGTGAAAATAATTACTCAGTTTTTACCACGGTTGATTTAGCCATTAGCGAGGCTTACACAGCAGATTATACAGCTATAGTTACAGTTGCAGTGAGTCCGCAGAATCACTGGTTTGTTCTTGACATTGACTATGGGCGTTATGACCCTTCAAAAACAATAGAGGCTATTTTTAAAGTTGTAACAAAATATCAGCCCCTCAAGGTTGGCATTGAAAAAGTTGCTTATCAACAGGCTTTGGCTCATTTCTTGGAAAAAGAAATGGTAAAAAGAAATCAGTTTTTTGAAGTTGTGCCTTTAAAAGCCCAGAAAGCTAAAGAACTGAGAATACAAGCTTTGCAGCCGAGATTCAAAGCAGGGACGATTTGGTTTCCTATTAATGCAGCTTTTCTTACAGAGCTTGAAAGTGAGCTTCTTATGTTTCCGAGAGGCAAGCATGATGACCTAATTGATGCTCTTGCCTATATGGAACAAATTGCCACTCCGCCAGTTTTTTACAGAGTTGAGGATGTGGAAATACCATCTGTAACTGCCTTTTAAAAAAGGAGGAAGAATGGCTGATGGTGCAAATTTAAATCATGTTGGTTGCGAATATGGTAGAAAGGTAAAGGATATGCTTGAAGCATTCAGGCAAGAAACATGTTGTAATTTTGTTACATGTAGAGAAAAGCTAAATTCTTTTGATATAAGGTTAGAAAATCTGGAGGAGTGGAGGAAGAAAATGGACGATAAATTTTTAAAGCTTGAAACAAGGTTGGCTTGGTTAATGGGGATTTTCGCAACAATTGGCAGCTTAGTTGGGACTACAATTGCTTTGCTTCTCAAACATTTATTTTAAAAATCAAATAGAAGGAGATAAAAATGAAATTGGAGGAAAGAACACTTTTGGAAAAAATTAGGATTGATATTGAGTCTGCCGAGAGCTATTTTGAAGCTTACATAAAACCTAAGCTTGTTGAGCGTTATCAGATTTATAATGCAGATCCAGACTATTACGCACAGAAATTTCCTAAATTAGGTAAAAGATCCACTGTTGTTTCTACCGATGTTGCTGATGTGATTGAGTGGGCTTTGCCAAGTCTTATGAGAATTTTCTTTGGCGGAGAGGATGTTGTTACTATAAAGGGCAGGCAAGCTGAAGATGAAAGAAAAGCAGAATTAATGCAAGAACTTATTAATTTTCAAATACAAGTTCAGAACCCTGGCTTTATGATTTTTTATCGCTGGTTCAAGGATGCTCTTGTAAGTGGTTTGGGTGTTATTAAATGCTGGTGGGAAAGAGAGACAGAAGATTTTCAAATGAAAGGGCTTTTTTCGGTAGAAGAAGCTGAAGCAATGAAGCAGGCAGAAAATATAGAAGTTGTTAAAGTAGAACCAACTGAAAATAATGTTTATGCTATTGTGACTTATAAGTTAAAAAAGATTAAAAAGAACCAGCCTGTTTTTACAAACATTCCTCCGAATGAATTTATTTATCATCCCGATGCTTCAAACATAAAAGATGCTACATTTGTTGCTCACAGGAAATTGGTTACAGCTGATTATTTAAGGAAGAAAGCTCAGGAAGGAGTTTATGATGAAGATGCGGTAGAAGAAGCAATAAGAAAAGGACAAGAGCAGGAAAATGTAAATTGGGATGAGCTTAATCTTGCTCTCAGACCAAATCAAAGCCAATTTACCCCTCCGCAAGTAGACGAAGCAAGAAAAATTTTTAAGCTTTATGAATGCTATACCAAGTATGATATAAATGATGATGGCTTGCTTGAGCCTGTTATTGTAACTGTTGTTAATGATACGATTCTGAGAGTTGAAGAAAATCTTTATGGCAGACCACCTTTTTTTGTATTAGCTCCAATTCTTGAACCTTACGAAATCTGGGGTAAAAGCTTTTCTGATATTTTGGCTGATATTCAAGCAATAAAAACCGCATTAATCAGACAGATTTTAGTAAACATTGCTCTTAACAATGACCCGAAGCTTGAAGTATTGGAAACCGCAGTTAATTTACAAGATCTCGTTTTGGATAAAGAGTTTATAAGAGTAAGACAACTGGGTGCAATAAGACCACTTCCTATTCAGCCTTTGGCTTCCTGGACTTATGATTTTCTTGAATACATTGAAGGGTTGAAAGAGAATAGAACTGGAATAACTCGCTATAATCAAGGACTTGATGCAAAAAGCCTCAATAAGACTGCCACGGGTGTAAGACTTATTATGGCAGCTGCTCAGCAGAGGCTTGAACTTATAGCAAGAATTTTTGCTGAAACAGGCATAAAGGAATTTTTTAGGTTTTTAATTGAATTAAATCAGCGGTTTATTACGCAAGATATAGTTATTAGGCTTACAAATGAAAGGTTGCAGATATCACCAGAAGATATAAGGGGTGAGTTTGACCTGGAAGTAAGTGCAGGAGTAGGGGTAGGAGTAAAAGAGCAGCAATTGCAAAACTTAGAAATGATAATGCAGATTTATCCGCAATTGGCCCAAGTTGGTATTGTTACTTCTAAGAACATTTATAATATTGCCAAAAAGTTTATTGAGGCTTTAGGATTTAAGAATGTAGATGACTTTTTGACAGATCCAGAAAAAATACAACAAAAATTATTGCAAGGGGGGTTAAATGCAACTACAGGAAATAGAGAAACTGCGGGAGCAAGCGTTGAAGAAATACTTCCGCTCCTTGAAAGCCAAAGACTTACTGAGAGCGTTTCAGGAGTATCTGGAAGAAGAAAAAAAGCTAATATTCCTGGAGTGGCAGCAAAAGAAGAATCCTGATGAGTGGTTGTATCTGAAAGCAAAATTGGAAGTTCTGCAGGAAATTGAGAAAATGCTTGAAAATGAAGCAAAAAATGTTATATTCTTTAGTAAAGAAGTTGAGGAATTGGATGAAAAAATAAAAAAAGAAGAGGAGGGATAAAAGATGACAGAAGAATTAAGAGAGCAGCCTGCTGGTGAAGCTTCTCAAGAAGAGGAGGTAAAGGAGCAGGCAACTGCAGAAGCTGGTGAGCAGCAGGAAGCCCCGCAAGAAGAACCAGAATTCTTTTTAGATGAAGAAGGTAATTTACAAATCAATTTAGATGATTGGGGCTTAGAAGAACCTGCTGGTGAAGAAGAAGAGAAAAAAGCTTCTGCAGAAAAGTCTGAGACAGAAGAAAAAGCTGAAGAAACCAAAGCAGAACCTCGAGAAGAGGTTCAGTATTATACACCTGAGGAGCTTGCTCGTTTAGAGTTTAGCCAGATTGATCCTTCCCGTGTTCCACCTGATTTAAGACCTTATTATGAAGCCATCCTTAGAGCTGAAGCTCAAAGAAAACAGGAAGAATTAAAATTACAGCAGCAGGAACAACCTCAGGTTTTTGATGAGAAACAGCTTTATGATGCTATTCAGGAAGAAGCTCGAAAAAGAGTAGAGCTGAAGTTAGGAGAGAAATTTGACGAACTTAATCCCAAACATCTTACAGCTCTTGCTATTGAGGCTGCTAAAATTACTCAAGAGGTTGAAAGAAAGAGGATAGTTCAGCAGAAAATAAATGAGCTTAAAGCTCAAGAACCTTATTTTGACCAAATTAATGAATATATCAAGCAGAAATTAGACGATTTTCCTGCAAGAGAGTATAAAAAAATTGTTGCTGCTATTCAGAATGATGATTTAGATGTTTTTCTTCCGTTCTGGGAAAGAATGAGAAAGGAATTTTATAAAGAAAAGCTGGGCAAAGAATTGCAAAATGAATCTGTTAAAGCTTCTGAGGCTATTGAAAGGCCTCAAGTTAAAAAAACAGCTCCTGAGCCTCCAAAGGTAGAAGGAGCTGGTAAGGGGGAGATAGAAACTCCTCCTCAAATTTCTCCTCAGGATTTTGCAAGAATGAGTCCTGAGGAGAGAGCAGAAGCTCTAATTAAGCTTGGAATAGTTTAAAAAATTTAAAAAGGAGGTGTAAGTTATGGCAGTAACTACATATTCAGCAGTAGGAAATAGAGAGGATGTTAGCGATATAATAACTAATATTACTCCTACAGAAACTCCACTTTATAGCATGTTTGGAAAAACCAAAGCTAAATCTACTTATCATGAGTGGCTGGAAGATGAATTAAATGCTCCTGGTAGCAATGCTCAAGTTGAAGGTGCTGATTATCCAACTGATTCTTCTACTACAAGGACAAGAAAAGGAAATTATACTCAGATTTTTGCAAAAACTGCTAAGGTAACTGCAACTCAAGAAGTTGTAGCTAAGTATGGTATTAAATCTGAGCTTGCTTATCAGATAGCAAATAGAATGAAAGAAATTGCTAAAGATGTTGAGTATGCAATTATTAATAACACTTCCAAAGCTGCTGGTGATGCTTCTACTGCAAGACAGATGGGTGGTATTTTAGCTTTTGTTACTACAAATGTTGATGATAATGGTGGAACTCCGAGAGATCTTACTGAAGATCTTCTTAATGATGGAATTCAAAGTGCATGGCAAGCAGGTGGAGATCCTAATGTTGTAGTTGTATGTGGTAAACATAAGAGAACAATCAGTGGTTTTACTGCTGGTGCTACCAAGTATCTTGAAGCTGAAGATAAAAGATTGGTGGCTGCTGTTGATGTTTATGAAAGCGATTTTGGAGTAGTAAGAATTATTCCTCATCGTTATATGTTAACTGATACTCTTTTTATTCTTGACACAAATTATTGGAAGACTGCTTATCTAAGACCATTCAAGGTAAAAGACATACCTCCCACTGGAGACTATGTAGCCAAGGCAATTATTGGCGAACTCACTCTTGAGGCAAGAGCTGAAAAAGCCAATGCGGTTATTAAAGACTTAAGCTAAAAATAAGTAGGGGAGGCGATGCTTCCCCTTTATTAAAATTTTAATAGAAAAGGAGGTGTAGTATGAGACCAACAGCTTATGTACAAAATGCAAAAGAAAAAGAACCTAATCTTATTTTATCTGGATTAATAGGATATGATGAGTCTGATTATGGTGAAGAATTTGCTAATTATTCTCCTACTTTACCAGCTGAGACAGATTTTGATATAAGAATAGTAAGAAATACAAATGCAAAAACTCCAGGGAAGAGACTTTATATTTATGCTAATGGAGTTTGGCATTATTTAAATTTAGGTAAATATAATAAACTTCTTGTTGTTGGTGAAGGAGGAGATTATGCAAAATTAAGCGATGCATTAAATTCAATCACAGATGCTTCAGAGACTAATAGATATTGTGTAGTTGTAATAGGCAAAATAATTGATGATGCTCAAATAAATGCCAAATCTTATGTTGATGTAATTGGGTTTTCTGCTGATGTTACGGTTCAAACAGATTCTAATGTTCATGGTGTTTTTTTTGATTCCATTGTTGAAAGTGAATGGAGAGGTATAACTATTAGAAGAAAAGGAGATGTTACTTCTGGTGTTCATGCTTGTTATATTAAGGGAACTACTGATAAAACATGCAAACTTATTAATTGCAGTTTTATAAATGAAATTTCAGCAGCAATAAATTCCTGCTATGGTATAGGGATTGGAGGTTCTGCTTTACCTACTATTACAAATTGTATGATTCAAGGTGGTAGTGGTGGTGATAACTGCTATGGTATATGGATTGGATATTCTGCATCACCTACTATTACAAATTGTAAAGTTCAAGGTGGTAGTGGTGGAAGTTACTGCTATGGTATATGGATTGGATATTCTGCATCACCTACTATTACAAATTGTAAAGTTCAAGGTGGTAGTGGTGGAAGTTACTGCCATGGTATATGGATTGGATATTCTGCATCACCTACTATTACAGGTTGTATAGCTCAAGGTGGTAGTGGTGGTAGTTACTGCTATGGTATAGGGATTACAAATTCTGCATTACCTACTATTACAGATTGTAAAAGTATTGGGGGGGTAATAAGTTCACATGATACAAATTTTTCAGAAAGTTTTCAGCCTTATTCTGATAAACCTTATATGCTTTTTTCAATTGCTGTTTATGTTAATACAGCTCAAGAATCAGGTGCAACATTAAAGTTTGGAACAACTGAAGGTGGTGATGAAATAGCATCTGGAATTCCTGTTGATTCTACTGGTTGGAAATTTTTTGATTTTAATAGAGTTAAAAGAGCAGCAGGTGAGTATTTATATGCTACAGTTGTTGATTCAGGTGGTAATCCTATTAGTGTTTCTTCAGATGCAATTAAAATTTATTATTCTGTTATAACAAATTATGCAGATTGTTATAGTTTATATTTGAATACTTATGGTTATGCAAGAATTGAAGGTGGAACATTTGTAGGTAATGGTGAAAGCGAAGGTATTAAAATTGCTGGAGCAAGTATTTCAGCCAAAAATTGGTTAATTACAAATGCAACAATAGAAACTCTTGATCCTGCAAATGAATATTCTATTACTGCTTCTTCTTCCTTAACAGATGCCCCAATTTATAATTGCGTTCTTGTAGGTGGATTGCTTAATGTTACTCCTGCAAGTGGAACTGAACAAGGTTCTAATATTCAAGTCTAATAAAAAAGAAGGAGGAGGTGCAGAATGTTAACAGATGAACAATTAAATGAACTTAAAAAACTTGCAGATGCTGGGAAAATAGATGCTAATAAAATTTCTTTCACAACAGAACCACTTGAAGAACTGCTTGAAATTCCAGAAGATGCAGATGAAGAAACAATTCGTTCGATTATGAAAAAGAATGAAGAAATTGCTGAAAGAAACCGTTTAAGAAAAGAAAATGCTAAAAAGCTTTCTGAGCTTCTTGAGAGCTTAAGTTAGTTTAAGAGTTTATAAATGAGAAAAGAAATTTTAAAAATTGAAAAAGACAAATTTATTTTGCAAGTTGTTTCTGATATAACACCGTTTTTAAGAAAGAATTATGAGGAAAGAAAGTTAATCGGCAAAGGGTTTTCTAAGAAGCGAACTTGGCGAAAAATTGGTTCTATTCCTTTGGATTTTCTTTTGTCCTTGCCTAAAGAGCAGCAAGAAGAAATAATGAAAGACCCAAAAGCAATTAAAAAAATACTTAAAAAACATCCTGAATTTAGATGTTCTGAAGGAGAAATTTAAAAAAGGTAGGTAAAAATGACAGTAGAAGAGCTTTTAAATCAAGTCCGTTACCAAATTAATGATACTGATAAAGCCGAATATTCCGACACTGAGCTTATAAATTATGTTAATGATGCTTTAAGGTTTATTTCAAATGAGCTAATAAGACTTTCTTCACCTATTTTGCTAAAATATACTACTTTGAGCCTAACTGATGGAGCAGCCAATCTTCCGAGTGATTTTGTAAGGGAAGAAGGAGTTCTGGATAGCCAGGGTAACTTATTAAAAAGCTACCCTGCTATTAAACCAGCTGATCAGTATGGTTATAAAATAATTGGTGATAAGATTTATTCAAATAATACAAGTTTGGATTTATTTTATTATGCTCTTTTCCCATTTGTTGCTTCTTTAGATGATGAAATTCCTGTGCCTGCTTATATGGTCAATTTGTTAAAAGAAATTGTGATTTTCCTGGCTCTGAATAGAAATGAATTTTCTCTTAATGTAGAGCAGGAGCTATTAAAAGCTTTTGGAGCTCAGATTTATGAAATTGCTAATTCAGTGACTCAGA